TATACCAGATGGTATTGGTTCAAGATATGTTAATGATAGAGTAAGATTTGAAGAGAAAAAATTAGTAAGTGATTTATCTGCAAAATCAAGATCAACAGAACCATCTACAGAAATGGCACCAAAAGATTCAACTAGAATGGGTGCATTTTTCTCACCTACAAAAGAATTAAATATTGATATTGCAAAATCCTTTGGAGAATTTAATTTATCGGATTATATAGGTGATCCATCCGACAAATATAACTCTGAATATAAAAAGTTAGGTAAATTAAGAAATTACTATTTTGAAAGGGTTAAGAAAAAAGATGTATATCAATATCTTAATATAGTTTCTTTATATGAAAATAGTTTATTTGATAATTTAACAAAATTGATGCCAGGTAGAGCAAAAACAACAACTGGTATTTTAATAGAACCCCATTTTTTAGAAAGAAGTAAAATAAAATTACATAAACCAAATGGTGATTACAATACATATGAAGGCACTACCAATTACGATGTTTCTTTTGATAATGAATATAATACATATGATGCACTAATAACAACGGATGATATTCAACCATCTGCAGATAATTTATCGTATGAAACCTCAATAGTATTTGATTATTTATCATCAAGTGCGGAAAATATATCATTTGATACTATAATAAACACACAAGATGATTTAATAATTTCATCGGAAAATTTAGGATATAATGCAACGATAGGAACGGGTGTGAATAGAAGAACGTTATTAGAAAAACCTGAAACGTTTACAACAATAGTTGGTATGGATGATTATGATAGAATTGGATTTGGATTGTATGCTGAAAGTGGTGGATTTGCTGTTCAAACTTACTTTGATACAGATAATGTTATAAAAAAGAGAAGAGTTAGAGCATGTTTGGTAAAAGAACAAAAAACTATAACAACTTCAAAATTTAAAGTATTACTTCCAGATGGTACTGGTGATCCAAGAGGGGGAACGGAAGTTACATCATCTATTGTAACAGAAACTAAATTAAATATACAACCATTTACGGGGTCAAATGGATTACCTTCGGAATTACCTGCAATTACCGGTTCTATAATATCTGTAATCCCAATTAAAGGATATTTACCGGTACATCATAGATATACCAAAGATACCACAAGAGGATTAGATAATTCTTTCTTCAAAGGAAGTAAAAATATTGCAGCAACAACTATTGATGGTTCATCTCCTGTTGAAATATTTGCAACTAATCCTAATACATTAATTGTTAATAAAGCTGGTAGAAGTTCTGCTGAACCTATTTTGGAAGTAGGATCGTAAATTTTTTAGAAAGTGATATTTATTATCAAACGATTAATATATATACATTATGGGATATTTAAGTAATAATGAACTTACAGTAGATGCAATCCTTACCAAAAAGGGTAGAGAAAAATTGGCGGCAGGATTAGGAATAAACGTAACACAGTTTGCATTAGCAGATGATGAAATAGATTATTCTTTATACGAATCCGCACATCCATTAGGATCTGCATACTACGATGCGGCAATTAAAAATATGCCTGTTTTGGAAGCTTATCCAGATGAAACGCAGGTTATGAAATACAAATTAGTAAGTCTTCCGAAATCAACAACTAGAATTCCTGTTGTTGAATTTGGTGTTCCTAATATAAATGTAAATCAAAAAAGTGGTGAAGTTGCATTATCACCAACTACATCTCCTGCAGGTAATAGAAGTAATGGTTATACCATTGTATTGGCAAACAAAAACGCGGGTGATATTATAGGTGAAGGATTGACAGCAGCTGTTGGTAGTGTTCCTGTTTTTATAGGAGCAGATGTATCGGCAACCGCAGCAATTGCAAAGGGATTAACATTCAAGTTTATTCCAAACCCATCATTAACATCTACAGTTAAAACAACAATAACTGTTTATGGAAACGAAACGGGTGGTTCACAAACTATACCAGTAACAGTAAATTATGTAATATAATTAGAATATGGCAATAATTAGAAACAATAGAGGAGCCCTTTTAGCAGGAAACTTATCAAAGTATTTATCAAACGTAGCTAATACGGCTGGAACGCCTATTGATACGAATGAAGTTGTAAATATACTTAATCAATTCTTAGCAACAGAGGAAGCAGTAGGAACTAATACAAATACAACCGTAACGGGTATCTACAAAAGATTTAATGATATTGATAAAATTGTAAATAGAACAGAAGTAGTAACTTCTGGTATTTGGAGCGGTGATACTGGTTCATTAGATTTAATGTACACATCATCAACCCAACAAGCTAGTGATAGTGGTAAATACTATTTAGATGTTTATAATTATGATCCGGCAGCAAATGAAGCGGCAGAGGTTCAGTTTTCTATAACTTATGGACACATAAGTGGTGGAGCCGTTCCAACATTAGGGCAAACGGATGATTCTTTACTACAAACAAAAGCAATATACGGTCAATTTAGAAATGTTTTATTGGGCCCAACGGATACATATTTTACGGTGTATGCAAGTGGTAGTTCTGGTTTAGTGAGTAATGGTCATAATTTGGATCATTTCTACGCATTAGCAGTAAATAGAGCAAGAAGTAGAGAAAAATTAGATCCAGGTAATATAGAAATAACTCTATCAGGTTCAAACGGAACTATAACTTTAATTGATGATTCCGGTCAAACAAATTCAATCGGTGCAAGTGGTAGATTGTTTAATTTAGTAAGTGGTGCATTGAACATAGGAACTTCAAACGAAGGAACAATTAGTCAATACGTTGATACATATACACAACAGGGATATGGTTTATTCTATCCTGATTTGGGTGTATTCTTACTTAACCCAGCTGCTATTAGTTCATCGGTAGGAACTATATTTGCAAGTTCTTCCGTTGCAGCAACGTATTCAAATAAAACAAACATAGAAAATTTATATTTAGCATTAAAGGGTGGAGCATCATTTCAAGCAAGAAGAACTGAAAATGTATCCACATCACATTTCTTTGTAAGAGTAAATAATAGAGAATTTAACTATTCAAATAATCCAACATTCGTAACGGGATCTACAGGTCAATTTTCTCAAGTAATATTTGAAACCGACCCCCATGTTTATGTTACTTCGGTTGGTTTGTATGATGATGCAAATGAATTATTAGCAGTAGCAAAAATAAGTAAACCAATAGAAAAAACCTTTGATAAAGAAATTTTGATTAAGGTTAAACTTGATTTTTAAGAGAATAACTAACCCCTCTATGAATAGGTATTCGTAGACCGAACCCAACCCTAAAAAGTTGGGTTTTCTTTTAATAAGATATTTATATTTGTATGTTAAAAAAGATACCCAAATCAGATATTAGTGTTAGACCATTCAAAGTTTATAAAGAATGGCAATTTGATAATACATCCGTAGAACTTGATGTTTTGGAAGCTGAGAGTTTAGGAACTCTTTCCGAATCTACTACTATTGGTAATAATTTATCTTTTAATAAAAATTCATTGTACCATCAATTGAAGGTACAATTTTATAAAGATAATGAAGATAATCCTTTTACTAGATTTGGATCAAAATCAAATGAATATATAATAGATCCTACGATTTCCGAAAGATTTTTAAGCGGATCAGCACAAATAATATCAATACCTCAAAGATATTTCGGAGAATCGATTAAAAAAAGATCTTTTTTCTATAAAGAGAATAATTTAGAATTTGTTGATGATGGATTGGGTAATATAATTAGAAATAACGGTATAACCATTTTAAATCCATCATTAGATTTACAATCGGGATCTATGGTTTTTTTGGATTCTTCTTTGCAAGTATATTCATCAAGTGTTACGGGTATAGATTTAAATGAAAATGAATTTACTTTATCTTATTCAACATCATCATATGAATTAACATTTGTAAATTCAAATACAAATTCAGGAGAAATAACATTATTAAGTGTACCATTCATTCAAAACACAATTTCAACAGGTTCATCAAAATTTGGTAATGTTTTTTACGAACATGGATTAGTTGTATTCACTAGAAATTTAGGAACTTATTTTTTATCTGATTGGCAATTAAATTATAAATCAACAGAAACTATTTATGAACATGAATATTTAGTTGTTGTAAGTAAAGATGAATTCAATGTATCAACAAATCCTACTTCTTTTGTTGAAGTTGGAAAAGTAGAAACGGATTGGACAACATCCGATGGAATGAATCCAAATTTCAAACCATATACAATAAAAGTTCAATCCAATCCAGGCGTTAAATACATAAGAAAATTAGGTAAAAATGAATTCGGACAAACAATAGATTATAGATATCAATCAAATCTTAATACTTCATCGTATGCGGGTTTTGAACAAATAGAAGTATCATCATCCGTTGATATTACAGGCTCATTTTTGACACCATTTATAACAAGTATAGGGTTATATGATGATAATTGTGAATTGGTCGCAGTAGCTAAATTACCCCAACCAATTAAATCGTTACCGAACATTGATATGAATTTTATAATCAGATTTGATACTTAATTTAAAAATTTTATATTTATATAAAAAATAGAACTATTATGGCAACAATGTTAGAATTATACGAATCAAAAAAAGGTGTATCGGCAAATCAGGGTGGACCTGATGCAACTATTGTTGATGCAAAGAAATTTGGCACGAAAGGAGTACCTGGTGCAGGATTCTCTAGTGGAGACCAAACACCATATTCTGCAGGTAATAATATCAATGGTGGTAAAAATGCAGATGATGCAGGGATTAGTGCAGCAGAAGGAGCATCTATTATTTCCCCAGGAAATAGATATGGATTCCAAGGTGCAGCAATTGGTGGAGGAACTACCTACTTACCAAACGGATGGTCTGATGCTAACCTATACGGTTCTTCAAACCCACAATAATAAATGTCAAAAAAGGTTATGTCTAAAAAATCCTCCAAATGGGTAGGAAAGAAGCATGGTTTTAGATCAGGTCTTGAAGAAAATATATCAACGCAAATTAATAGTAAAGGAGTACAGGTACAATATGAATCCGAAACTGTGGATTATGTTGTACCTGCTTCTCAACATACTTACCATCCTGATTTTAAGTTACCGAATGGAATCTTTGTAGAAACCAAAGGTAGATTTTTACTTGCAGACAGGAAAAAGCACTTACTAATAAAACAACAGCATCCTAATTTGGATATTCGTTTTGTTTTTACAAATTCAAAGAATAAAATCAATAAGAAATCAAAAACAACTTATGCCGATTGGTGTGAGAAGAATGGGTTTAAGTATGCCGACAAGGTTATACCCGATGATTGGTTTTTATAACTAATAAAATATATTAATTTGTTTTTAATACAAACATATATAAAGGAATCGGATGGTAAAGGGTTTGGAATTTTTGCAAAAGAGTTTATTCCAAAAGGAACTATAATTTGGAGATTTATGTATGGTTTTGATATAAAGGTTCATACAGATAAAATAAATGAACTAAACGATATTCAAAAAGATTTTATTGATAAATACTTTTGGAAAGAAGGAGATTATTATTATTCATCATGTGATCACTCAATATTTCAAAATCATAGTTATGAACCAAATTCAATTCCACATGGACCGGATGAGATGATTGCATCAATGGATATTCAAAAAGATGAGGAAATAGTGGTAAGTTATAATCAATTTGATGATGAATTTAATCTATATAAAAACAATCTCATATAAGATTTGATAAAATCAAATTATTTTTGTATATTTGACTTGTGTTAAGTCTAAATGATAAAAATAAAGTAACTTCTATACTATCCAATACTTTGGGTAGTCACTCCACATTAAGAGGAAATGAATTGGCGTTCTATTGCCCGTTCTGTAATCACCATAAACAAAAACTACAAGTTAATACCGAAACACAAAAATGGCATTGTTGGACTTGTAATAGTGGTGGTAAAAAATTAACATCTTTACTTCGTAAACTTGATGTTGATAAAAATACCATATCAATCATTCGTGAAATATACGGAGATAGCAATTATAACCCCCAACAGGACGATTTAGAAACAAAAGTATATATTTCCTTACCAAAAGAATTTAAGTCCTTAAATGAACCACCAAAGGGGTTTAATCCTGAATACAAACAGGCCATAAACTACTTAACACAAAGAGGAATAACTCAAAAGGAAATTATAAAATATAACATTGGATATTGTGAAGATGGATTATATGCAAGGAGAGTAATTATACCATCATACGATTCAAATGGTTTATTGAACTACTTTGTATCTCGTTCTTATTATCAGGATGAAAAGATGAAATATAAGAATCCACCGATAAGTAAAAATATAATTTGTTTCGAATCCCAAATAAATTGGAAAGAACCGATTATATTGTGTGAGGGGGTATTTGATGCAATAACAATAAAAAGAAATGTAATTCCACTTTTAGGAAAATTTCCATCTAAACAATTGGTTGAAAAAATTTTTATGAGTGGTGTAAATAATATAATCATTTCATTGGATAACGATGCTATGAACGAAGCAATGAAAGCAGCAGAGTATTTTAGAAAGAATGGAATAAATGTTAAAATGATGTATTTGAAAGATAAGGATGCATCTGAAATTGGTTATACAAAATTCTATGAAGAACTAACAAAAACAAAAGAGTTTACTTCGGAAGAATTGTTATTAAATAAAATAAATAGTTTATGAGTAATCTAAAAAAGATTTACCATATTGCGGACGTACATATTCGTAATGTTAAAAGGCACAAAGAGTATAGAGAGGTGTTTATAAAAATGTTTGATGAAATTCGTAAAAGAGGAACGGAAGATTCAATCATTTATTTGGCAGGTGATATTGCACATGCTAAATTGGAAATGTCTCCCGAATTAATTCAAGAAATTGTTTGGTTATTTAGAGAATGTTCAAAATTATGTCCTACAATTCTTATTGCCGGAAATCACGATTGTAATATGAACAATTCGGATAGGGTTGATGTATTGACACCAATCGTTCAGGCATTGAATTTAGATAACTTCTATTATTTAAGAGATACGCAAGTTTGGAATTATAGAGATGTTGCATTTTCAGTATTTAGTATTTTTGATAATAAAGATAATTGGCCATTAGCAGATAATTGGCAATTGCAAGATGCTAAAAGAAAAATTGCACTATTTCACGGACCAGTTGATAATTCTCAAACGGATGTTGGTTATGTTGTAAGTAGTAGACATTTTACAACCGATATATTTGATGGATACGATTTGGCTCTATTGGGTGATATTCACAAAAGACAAGAAATGATTAGTCCGAAAGGATGTAAAGTAGTATATGCGGGTTCATTGATTCAACAAAACTTTGGAGAATCTTTGAATAAACATGGTTTATTAGTTTGGGATTTAGAAACCTTAACGTATGAAGAAATAGATATTAAAAACGATTATGGATATTATACATTGGATGTTGATAAAGGAATTGTTCCAATCGTTAATGATATGCCAAAGTTTCCAAGACTTCGTGTTCGTTTATCAAATACCGATACCGCAGATACGAAGAAGGTAATGACGGAAATTAAATTGAGATATGGTATTGATGATTTTACAATTATTAGAACCGATTCTCTTTCTAAATTAAAAAGTGGTAATAGAGTAAACAAATTAGATTTTGAAGATGTTAGTGATATCAATTATCAAAATTCTTTGATAAAAGAATATGTAGAAAGAATGATGCCATTTGCAACTTCTGAAGATTTGGATGGATTGGAATTAATTAATAGAGATGTAAATAGTAGAATACATCAAGAAGATATTCAAAGAAACATATTTTGGAAACCAATAAGTTTTAGATTCTCAAATATGTTTTCTTATGGTGAAGATAATAAAATTGACTTTACAAAGTTAGGTGGATTGATGGGTTTGTTTGCAGCAAATGCAAGTGGTAAATCATCAATTTTTGATGCAATATCTTTTTGCTTATACGATAAGTGTAGTAGAGCATTTAAGGCACAAAATATAATGAATAATCGTAAAACCAATTTTTGGTGTGAATTACGTTTTCAAATAAACGGTGAGGATTATACTATTCGTAGAGAAGCAAAAACTGTTAATAAAGGAAAGAATGTAAAAGTAGATGTTCAATTCTGGAAAATAGAAGATGGCCAGTCCATATCATTAAACGGAACGGAAAGACGTGATACAAATCAAATCATTGAACAATATGTTGGTAAATACGAAGATTTTGTATTAACCGCATTATCTCTACAAGGTAACAATGCATTGTTTATTGATAAATCCCAATCGGAGAGAAAAGATTTGTTAGCACAATTTATGGGATTGAATGTATTTGATAAATTATACGAAACGGCTAGTGAAGATATTAAAGAAGTTTCCGTTTTGATTAAAAATTTCAAAAAAACAAATTTCACATCAGAACTTGCTGATAAAGGAATTGAAATAAAAGATAAAAAAGATAAACTAAAAGTATTGCAATCTAATTTAGATAAAAAGACCGAAGAAATGGATTCTTTGATAAAGGATATTGTAGAATTGAATAAACAATTAACACCTATTGATAAAAATTTAGATTTACCTAATTTGGAATCAAAAAGAGATTCAATTCAAAAATCAATTGAATTATTGGATGTAGATAGACAAAGTAAAGAATCCAAAATAGTAGAATACGCAAATCAATTATTAGAAATTTCACAATCAATTGATGAAATAAAAATATACAATGGCCAACCAATTGAAGATGCTAAAAATGAATATGATTTGTTGAAAAAACAAATTATAGAAACAACGCATCAAATAGAATTAATAAATCAATCATTATCTTCAAATAAAGAAAAGTTATCTCATTTGGAATCACATGAGTATGATCCTAATTGTAAATTTTGTATGAATAATGTATTTGTTAAAGATGCTATTGATACAAAAAATAAAGTTAGGGAACAAGAACAGCAATTGGAAACATTTGATGTTTTGATATCAACATTAAAAACACATGAACAAACATTATCAGATGTTAATTCTAAATGGGATACTTTAGTAGATTTGAAAGTTAAATATCAAAAGGCAATTGTTATTAAAGAAAAGACAGAAGCGGAGTTAAAAGGTATAGAGACAAAAGAAGAACTATTGCAAACTCAATTGGATAATGTTGAAAATGATATAGAACTCTATTATGAAAATGAAGATACAATTGAAAGAAATAAAAATCTTCAAATTGAAATAAATACGATAGAATATAGTAAGTCAAAAATTGAAGGTGATATTAAAGAATTGAATAAGGATATAACCACAATCAATGGTGCTATAGCAAGCCTGGCTTCATTTGTAGAAGGTATAAAGCAAAAGATGAATGAAGTTAAGGAATTGGAAGAAAAGAACCGCCTATACACATATTATTTAGATGCAGTAAAGAGAGATGGCATACCTTATGAGCTAATTTCAAAAGCATTACCTGTAATTGAAACTGAAGTAAATAATATACTTGCACAGGTTGTAGATTTTGGATGTGTTATGGAAGTTGATGGTAAATCTATTAATGCAAAAATTGTATATGATGATCAAGAATGGCCGTTGGAGATGTGTAGTGGTATGGAAAAGTTTGTTAGTGGATTGGCAATTAGAGTTGCATTAATTAACATATGTAATTTACCACGTCCTAATTTCCTTGTAATTGATGAAGGATTTGGTACATTAGATGCTGATAATTTATCCTCATTATTTATGATGATGCAATATCTTAAAACTCAATTTGATTTTATTTGGATGATTTCGCATTTGGAACAAATGAGAGATATTGTAGATGGATTAATTGAAATTAAAAAAGAGAATGGATTTAGTAAGATTGATTTTTAATACTAATCTTATCTGCTTTCAAAATTGAAACAGTTTGTTTGTTTACTCCTATATGTTTTTTAATTAGGTTTTCTACCAAACTACCCATTTTAAAACCATGCTCCTCACAATAAGTTTTCAACATTTCGTGAGTATCTTTTTTGATTTGTAACATAGCATACTTCATAACTTTTATATTTCTTTAGTTTTCATTAGTTTTCTATATATAAATATCGTTGGTTTATTTTTTTGAGAATATTTATTGAAAAATAAGTAATTAATGGCAATTCTCAAAAAGACGTCTTTTGACGAAAAATTAGAACAGGTAAGTGTTTATGTTACGGATTTAGATCCAAATAGTCAATATTTTAGAGTAACCGATTTACCCGATACTTTTACGGGAGGTAAAAATGCTTTTTTAATACAAGGTTCTCCAAATCTTGTTCCGGATACATTAGTTAAAATAGAAATAAAGGATTCATTAGGAAATGTTATATACTCTGAACCATCAGCTGGTATTCCTTCTTATTACGAAGGAACTTCAAAAGTTGTAGCAGTTCACATTTATCCTGATACCTCATTTGGTCCGTGTACCATAACTATTTTAGGAGAGTTAAGTACCACTACGATAGATGGTATAGATGTTCCTGTTCCATTGGATTGGGTTGGAAAATATAACGTTAAATGGCAAAAAGTTGTAAATGTAAATCCATTTAAAAGAAATACTACACCAATACGTTTTTATAGAAGACCGCAAGTTCAAGTAACGGAATCGGTATTACCGATATACAATAGAAATGTATCAACCATAACAGTATCAGGAAGTATTTCAGGAACATCTATAATTCCAATTCAAGATACGGATTATAGAACATATAAAGGACCGATTTCATATGAACTATCAACTACATCCAGTTTCTTTTCACAATCAATGGAAGGATTTAATATAAATGTTTTTGGATTATCTTCTTCTTATTCACCATTAATAACGGATGTTATAAATGATAGAAAAGCATCGGTATCATTACCATATTACATAACATCATCTACACCCGATCCATTTTATGAAAGAATAAGAAACTTTTCAAACAAACCATTTACGTTAACATATGATGAAAGTATTTCCATAACAAATTCAAATATAAATTCATCATTTGCTAAAATAAAAATTAACGATTTAGAAACATTTACGGGGGATGCATCAAGAATAAAAGTATTCGCAAGTTCAAGAAATGATTTAGGAGATTATCAACTGTTGGAGGATTTATTATTAGAAAGTAATGAAATATTGCAAGTTGATGAATTTAATGGTACATTAAATGTAAGAACCGGTGTATTTTCTCAACCAATATTGGATTCATTTTGGCAAACCGAAAATATAACAACTACACCAATTACCTCAATTGATAATTCTTTACTAATACGTTCAGTAAAATTACAACCAACTGTAGACGTTTCTAGTCCTATAAATTTACAGGGGTTATTTAAATTCACAACAACAGGTTCTTTTCAACTTTCAAGATTTACAGAATATCAATTAGATTTTACACCTTTGATGAGTTCATCTTTGGGTAATTATGCCCTATTAGAAATTTATGGTAGTGGTTCTGCTTTTGTTAATACAAATAGTTCTAATAATTTTGGAAAGTTTTTAGGTGAATTAGAAACAAACAATCCATTTAGAAGATACGATAGACAACAAATAAACTTTCAGCCGGATTTAGATGGTGAAGGTAAAATTGTATTTTTAATTAAGGCCGGGACATGGCACTTATCGGGTGTTAGTTTGAGAGCTGCGCAAGAAAGTTCTTTTTCACCAAACGAAATTTCATTAGTTGTGAATGTTCCAACTAAAATTAATAATGAAACATTTGATTTTAAATTTGAAATATATGATGTAAATAATAACTATGTTCCAATAACATTACAAACTTCATCAATATTTGTTGGTGGAAATGATGTTACTGTGACTAGAAATTTAGAACTAAATTTATCAAATAATATTTTTAATTTCTCAACATCATCCGTTATTCCATCCTTTATTACTATTGATTTTACAAAAACAGGCTTAACAGGATCAGTTTCATTTGCATCATCTGCGGTTGATACTGCAGGTAATGAAATATTACCACAATCTGGTTATCCTGGTACATTGGAAATTGTTGATGAAAATACATACAAATTAAGTGCGGCAAATTTCACAGGTTCTATAAGTGGTGTTACAGTTGGTTCAATTAGTTATACGGCAAGTTGTGAAGATATAAATAGATATTTTACAGTATTTAGAACTGAACAAGGTGCACCTGCATATCTTTTTTACGCTACAGCTGATAAAAATAATTTTACTTTTAATCCCGATGCTGGTTATAAATCCGTAGTACAAAATGATTACATAGATATAAGATTGGTTCAACAAAATTTACCAGATACCGCACCAATGGGTCTTGTAATTTACTCCGGTTCAGAATTTGGAACTCCTCCACCACTATACTATACATCTAGTATAGGTAATGCAAGTATTTATAGATTATTTGTATCAACATCTGCGGATATTACGCCTGATAATAAAACTGGTTATACTTTTGACTTAGGTCAATCGCACTATGATTTTGAATTACATACAATAGATGGTGTCTTTACATCATCTATAACAATAGATTCCATTTTAAAGGGTGATGCTGCGAAAGGTATTATAGCTTCTGCAGACAAAAACCAATTTTTTTATAAAATGTCAGATGCTATACCCGATCCTAATCCACAATCGGCTACAATATTAGTAAAAAGATTAAATTTAACATCTCCATCATCATCTATAACAGTTAATAGTGGAAGTGGAAAACCTGCATTAACTTTAATAGGTAATAATGTAGGAAATGGTGTTGCACAATATACTATTTCAACTACAGATTATCCATATTCTGCTGGTTCAACTACATACTATTTTACTGGATCTGATTCAAATGATGTAGAATATATTGATGAAATTACGATAGATGCTTTAATAGTTAAATCGCAAATTGGGGTATTAGCATCAAATGAAAATGCAACCTTACCGGCGCATTCTACTGGGTTTGTACCTTCCGCATCTTTTTTGGCAACTACGGGTTCCATACAAGTAACAGTTGGAAATGAAACAGCATCGTTTTCACCAATATTAACAACAAACACATTTAGTGCAAGTATATCTCAATCAAGTGGTGTAGTTAATCCAACAATAAATAATGGGATATATACAATAGAGCAATTATCATCTGATACGGGTAGTATAACTGTAGATGTAGTATATCAAGATGCAACGGGTACCATAACTAATTTTCCAAAAGTAATATCTTATTCAAAAGCAAAAAAAGCAGCACCTGTTTTAACATTAAATATAACAAATAATAACCAAACTATAAACGCCAAATCAACTGGAGATCAATTATCAGAGTTTGCAACTGCAAGTTTGGAGGTGTTAGAAACATATGATGGAATAACTACTTCTAAATCTATAAATGGAACTCCTAATATAACAACTTTATATGGTTATGGTGATTTTGAGTACAACTCCACATTGCAAACAATAGCATTAAGAACTCTTTATACTGATTTTGAACAATTAAATATTACATTGGAAGTAACAGATTCCGAAAATGTTATTAGAGAATTACAAGGTACTATATCTTTGTCAAAAGCAAGAAATGCGGTTCCTAATGTTGAAGTATCTTTAATACCAGTTGCACAAACTATAGTCGCAAATTCAAGAGGTAGTGGTTCATCTATACCACAACCAATTACAATAACTGCAACGGAAGGTGGTACTAATAGATTTAATTCTATGGGAACTTTATCGTTTACAAACGGATTATCTGGAGTTGCTATTGGTGATACATTAAATTTTACATCCGATGCAAGTTCAATGTTAAAAGATAGTGGATCCGTATATATTCCAATCAATTATACAGATGGTGAAGGGGTTCCTGGTACTAAAACAATTGTAGCTACTGTAACAAGAGTTAGATCCGCTGCACCTTTAACTAATATTTCGGTATCACCACAAACCCAAACAGTAGCATCCGGTAGTGGTGGTTATGATGTACCTCAAAATGTAGTATTAACTATTTCGGAAGTAGGTGGTTCCCCATATACATATGTATCTACATTGGGTTCAACTATAAATACATTTAGTGCATCTGTAACAAATGCAACAATTAATACATCAACCGGTGTAATAACACCAAATACTCCAACTACAACATTAGGAACAAACGCATCTTCGTTGGTTACATATATAAATTCGGAAGGAACTATATTAACCGCATCGGTTAGTTATAGTGTTGGTGTTGCAATTGGAGGTGCTGATGGTGGGCAAGGTCCGGGTGTAGTTTACAGAGGAACATACAGTGCAGGTACGGCATATTTTCATACCGATATAAGACGTGATATTGTTGTATATTCTGGACAATATTATCTTGCAAACAATACTGCAAAAAGTGGATTAACTACGTGGGGAACACCTCCTACTGATTGGACCGCATTTGGTGCAACGTTTGATGCGGTTGCTACTAATGTATTATTAACTGCTGATGCAACTATAACCAGAGGTTTGGTTATGGGAACATTGGATGGATTTAGTGGATTTATTAGAAGTGCAACGGCTACATCTTTAACAGAAGGAAAAGGATATTATTTCAATTATGATGGTACATTTAGATTTGGTGATACCGGATCATCTGTTGTACTATGGGATGGAACAAATTTGACAGTTAGTGGAACTATAAAAGCACAAACCGGTTCAATTGGTGGAGTTACCATTGC